GGCATTACATAGTTCTTCGTATATAAAGCTATAGCATAGAACTTAGAGACTGCTGGAGTAGCAAACTCGTCACAAACGATTACTTTAGAACCAAAGACTTCTCCAATTTCACCGTTAAGCTTAGTTGCCATGTTGCCAACTAGGTTAACATCTTGGAACTCAGCGTCACTTAGCAAGTTAAAGTACTCAGTTGAGTTAACAATGTATGTTACATCTGCTGGGTTAATTCCATATTTACCCATTTTCTTTCTAGCATTTAATAAGTCTGCTGCTGTTAAAGATTCAGATGCAAATGCAGTTGTTGATTGAGTTACGTG